TGTTTCCTTTCTTATTAATCATTATATACTAAATATACAGGAAAACTTTACGATTGTAAAGCAAATAATCCCGAAAAAACAGGAAAAAATGAGAAAAAAACCCTTGTTTTTCAGTGTTTTATTGACTTTTTTGTTCTTATTTTGTTCTAATTGTTCAAAAACACTGGAAAATTGTAAAATTAGACCCGATTTAGAGAAAATTGGTGAAGAAATCACCGAATCAGTCGAATCAAAAAGAGAAATTGACGTGGATAATATGAAATCTGTTCAAACAAGTTGTAATTTTTGAAATAAATAGTTGGAAAAAGGAAAATAATGAAGAATTGTCAAAATTGCGGACATCAATGTCACTGTGGAACTAGTTGTATTCAACAACACACTGATGGCGACGGTAAACAATTAGAAATAGAGTGTTGTAAAGAGTGCCGACACGAAAAATCAAATGATTTTGATCCTGATGAAGTAAAATACGACACACTTGACTATGATTCATTTAATGGAGCATAATTTATGGCAAAAATGAGATTATTTAAATTTTGGAATGAAAAAGGTGATGAAAAAGAAAGAGAAGCAGTAAGTTTAAAAAAAGCTGTTAGGTCTGTTCAGTCAGAATTTGATAAAGACAAAAAAATCAGTGTAGAATATATTAGTAAAAAAGGCAAAGAGATGTGTCATTCTATATTCATACCTATCGGCAGAAAAATAAGACAAGCAATAATATTAGAAAAAAGACGTGAGGCTTTAAAGGCTAAAAATGCCAGCAGTTAGTAGAGTAGGAGATAGTTTATCAACAGGACACGGTTGTGTAGGATCTACGACTATTGCTTCATCAAATACAAATGGCACAGTAAAAATAAATGGTATAGAAGTGATTGTTGTTGGAGCTCCTACGGTAGCTCATCCAGCACCACCTAATCCTCCTTGTCCCAATCACGTTAGATTTTTAAACGCAGGTTCATCAACTGTACGGGTAAATGGTATTGCTGTAGGAAGAGTTGGTGATAGTGCTGATGCTGGTGCTATGACTTCAGGTTCTTCTAACGTTTTCTTTGGATAACGTATAAATATTACTGTTATGGCAATATATGACGCTTCAAATACAAATAAAAGTAAAAGGTCTAATAGAAAATTTTTCAGTGATTTAGATTTAGACTTTAGTAGAAATACAGTTACTAATGATATAGACAAAATAGAAGATGTTAATGCTGTAAAAAGAAGTATTAAGAATTTAATACAAACAAATTTTTATGAGAGACCGTTTCATCCTGAAATAGGAAGTGGTGTTAGACAAATGTTATTTGAGCCACAAACTCCTTTAACAGCGACTTTCTTAAAAAGAAAAATTGAAGAAGTAATTGTCAATTATGAGCCAAGAGCAACTATAGAACAAATTACAATAGATGATGAACCGGATAAAAATAGATTAAAGGCAAACATATATTTTTATGTTGTTAATAACCAAGAACCAGTTTTGGTATCAACATACTTAGAAAGATTAAGATAAAATGGCAAGTAATAAATTTAATATTTCTGATTTAGATTTTGACCAAATAAAATCTAACTTAAAAAAGTTTTTACAATCACAAGCAGAATTTTCAGATTATAATTTTGAAGGATCAGGTTTATCTGTTCTTTTAGATTTACTTGCTTATAATACTCACTACTTATCATTTAATGCTAATATGTTAGCAAATGAAATGTACCTCGATAGTGCTGATATTAGAAAAAATATTGTATCATTAGCAAAGATGTTAGGTTATACTCCTACATCAGCAAAATCACCAACAGCATCTATTGACATTTTAGTTAACAACGCTTCAGGCACATCTATTACAATGGCAAAAGGAACTGTTTTCACATCTACTATAGGTGATACTTCATATCAATTTGTCACAAACGCTTCACACACAATTACACCGAGTTCAGGAGTTTATAGATTTTCAAGTATACCTATTTACGAAGGTACATTAGCAACTTTTAGATATACAGTTAATACATCCGATCCTGACCAAAGATTTATTATACCAAGTAATCGTGCTGATACTTCTACTTTAAAAGTACAAATACAAAATTCAACAAGTGATACCACAACATCAACTTATACAAAGGCAACAGGATTAACAGAATTAACTGCTACATCTAAAGTTTATTTTTTACAAGAAACTGAAGACGGCAAATTTGAAATTAATTTTGGTGATGGCATTTTAGGAAATCAATTAGCAGATGGTAACATTGTAATTTTAGAATATGTTGTTACAAATCAAACAGATGCTAATAATGCTTCCACATTTATTTTATCAGGAAACATTGACGGGTTTTCAGATGTAACAATTACAACTGTTTCAAATGCTCAAGGTGGTTCTTTACCACAAACAAAAGAATCAGTTAGATATAACGCACCACTACAATATTCAAGGCAAGACAGAGCAGTAACAACAAGTGATTATGAAACACTTATACAAGAATTATATCCTAATGCTCAATCAGTAAGTGCTTGGGGTGGTGAAGATGACGAAACACCACAATACGGAGTTATTAAAATTGCTATTAAACCCGCTTCAGGCTCTACTTTAACAACTGCCACAAAAGAAACAATTAAAACACAATTACAAAGATACAATGTTGCTTCAGTTCGACCAGAAATAGTTGATCCTGAAACAACATCCATACTTGTAACTTCTACAATTAAATATGATGAAAAGACAACAACAAAAACTGCTGATACTTTAAAATCAAATGTTATTACAACATTAACAAATTACAATACTGACACTTTACAAAAATTTGATGGTGTGTTTAGATATTCAAAAGTTACAGGTTTAATTGATGATACTGATTCAAGTATTGTTTCAAATATCACAACGTTAAGAATACGAAAAAATTTTACACCAACTTTAGGTTCATCTACAAAATATGATGTATATTTTAGAAATAGTTTATACAATCCTCATACAGGACACAAAGCTGAACAAGGTGGTATTTTAGTTTCTTCTGGATTTAAAATTGATGGAGATACATCAACTGTATTTTACTTAGATGATGATGGACAAGGAAATGTAAGACGTTATAGTTTATCTGGTGCTACAAGAGTTTATGCTAACAACACACAAGGCACAATTAATTATACTACAGGACAAATTACAATTAATTCATTAAACGTTGCTTCGGTAGAAAATATTAGAGGCGCTGCTTCAACTGTAATAGAGTTAACTGTTCAACCAAATTCAAATGATATAATTCCTGTAAGAGATCAAATATTAGAAATAGATACTGCCAATTCATCAATCACTGTAGAGGCAGATACGTTTGTCGGAGGTTCTGCTGACGCTGGAGTAGGTTACACATCAACATCTAGTTACGGCACATAATAAGATATGGCAAAATTTACGGATAAAATTTCCAATCTTATCAATAGTCAATCACCTGACTTTGTATTAGAACAACACCCTAAATTTTTAGAGTTCGTTAAAACGTATTACACGTTTATGGAATCTGCTGAGTTAGTTGTAACTTCGGTACAAACTACAGACGGCATACAATTAGAAACTGAAACTGCTCAAACAAATGCTCTGTTATTAGACGGCTCACGTATTGACAGTGATAGAACACAGTTAGATTCTGGTGATAAAATAATTTTAGAAAGTTCTGCTTTTGGTAAATTTACTAGAGGAGAAACAATTACAGGACAAACTTCAAATGCCACTGCTACTGTATTAGGTGAAGATTTAGCAAATGGTCGTTTGTTTATTTCAGCACAAGATAAATTTTTAGAAGGCGAAACTGTTTTAGGAGCTTCATCAAATGCTTCTGCTGTTATTAATAATTACAAACCAAATCCTGTAAACAATATACAAGAATTATTAAACTTTAGAGATCCTGATAAAGTAATCTCTAACTTCTTAACAAAATTTAGAAACGAATTTTTAAACACTTTACCTGAACAATTAAATAGCGGTGTTAACAAAAGAACATTAATTAAAAATGTAAAATCACTTTACAGAGCAAAAGGTACTGCTAAGGCACACGAAGTCTTTTTTAGATTGTTATTTGGCTTACAATCAGAAACAATTTATCCTAGAGAGCAAATGCTTCGTGCTTCAGACGGTAAGTGGACTACAAATAAAATTTTAAGAACAATACAAACTGCTGCTCAATTATTATCAGGCGATCCTTCAGATTTAGTAGGTAGAACAATCACAGGCGAAACTTCAAGTGCTACTGCTATTGTAGAAAACGTTTTTAAATTTCAAATAGGTCCGTACTTAGTTGTAGAATTTATTGTTAATGATGATACAATTTCTGGTACGTTTCAAACAGATGAAGTTGTAAGAGGTACAGCGTCAAATGATGATGATGTGTTTATTAAATCTACTGTCACAGGAATTCCATCAGTTGTAACAATTTCTAATGACGGTTCTAATTATAATGCCACAGATAGTGTCACAATCACAGGTGGCGGTACTGGTTCTATAATTCAAGTAGATGGTGTTGGTCGAGGTGGCATTAATGAATTTATAATTGATAATGCTGGTACAGGATATTCTATAGGAGATGATATTGTTTTTGATAATACAAATACAGGTGGTGGAAATTCTGCTGCTAAAGTTTCAGTTGTCAATGGAGGATTTACACAAGAAGAATCAACTTCGACAGTAGATGACCATATTGTTTTAGAAGATGAAACTGTACGAGGAGATTTATATACAGGCAATAAAGTTGTACAAGAAAGTGGAACAGGTTCTGGTGATATTACAGACATTCGAATAATACGAAATGGATCAGGTTATATTACTTTACCTAGTGTAACTGTTTCAACTTCAAACGGTGGTTCAAATGCTTCAGTATTTGCTTATGGTGATGAAATAGGTAGAGTTCAATCATTAAAGATTGTTGAATCAGGTGCTGAATATCAACAATCGCCAACACCACCTAGTTTAACATTACCAACTTATCTTTTAGTTGCTAGTAAATCAGGTGATTTTGTTGTTGGAGAAACAGTTACCGGTTTAGATTCAAGTTCAACAATTGTAACTGCTACAGTTGTGTCGTATTCATCATCAACAGGTATTTTAAAATGTTCAAATGCTACAGGAACATTTGCTGAAGAAACAGCTATTACAGGAGATGGTGGGGCAACAGCAACAATTAAAAAAGTAGATCAATCGACTGCTAGTATAACAGTTAATGCTACTGCTGATACGGCAGGAACTTATGTTAATGAAGATGGTCACGTTTCAGAAAATACAATGAGAATACAAGATAGTTTATACTATCAGGACTTTTCATATGTTATCAAAGTTGGTCGTACAATTAATGACTGGAGAGATTCATTTAAGAAAACTTTACACACTGCCGGTTTCTATTTTACAGGTCAAGTTAATATTGAAACACAAATAAGTGCTGAAATTCAAAATATTACAGGCATTAACACAGGCATAGATTATGATGGTCCTGCGTTAATTATTAATACACTATTCTCTACTATCTTTGGTAGAAGATTAGGAACCGTAGATGATGGAACAACTTTAAGAGCTACACCTCAACTTGGTGTTGATCCTGATTTTGATGATAGTACAACGGAACACTTCACACCAAACACTAGAGATTTGACACTAAATAGAGTTGTTACATTAAAAATTCCAAGTGTCGCTAAGATTACAGTTAGAGATACTGAATTAAATAATGGATATGCTTACTGTGGACCAAGAATGAGTAATATAAACAAATATTGGTACTTTTTAAGTGGTGGATCAAATCCTCAAACAACAACTGTTGGAGACACACCAGATTCATCAATTACCACAAACATATCTCCAATGCTAATGTCAAATTGGGCTGAGTTTAGAATTATCGGCACAAAAGATACAAGTATTGATGGAGAAGTTGTACAGTTTAGAGATATTAATACTTCTAACTTAAAAACTTATATAGCTTTTCCAACAGAAATTAAAGTAGGTTAATAAAAGTTGTATAAATATAATTAATAAAGAGGAAATTATGCCAGCAATTATAACAAACAAATTCAGAATACACAACGCTGAACAATTTTCAGAATCTTTTTCTGAAGCTTCGCCAAATGTGTATTACTTAGGTATCGGCAGACCACAAGCCTATACCACTTCTACAAGAGGTGATGGTCGTACAACAAACGAAGGTTCTGATACATCTCCTTTAACTCCTGTAGATTCAATACAAGATGAATATTATTATTTTGATGATCTTTTAGCTGCTAAAAGAGTTACAAGTTCAGATGTTTCATACTGTATACCAAGAAGAAATTGGACAACAGGTACAATTTATGATATGTACAGACACGATTATGGTAACAGAATTACAGGTACAACAACAACACAAACTTCAACAAGTGGTGCTTCAACACTTTGGGATGCTACTTTTTATGTATTATCAAGTGCTAATCACGTTTACAAATGTTTAGATAATAATTCAGGTGCTACTTCAACTGTAGAACCTACTGGCACATCAACATCCATTTTAACTACTGCTGACGGTTATAAATGGAAATATATGTATTCATTATCTGCTGCTCAACAAGTTAATTTCCTTTCAACTGATTTTATGGCTGTGGCAACAGACGGTACAGTTGCTGCTGCTAATACAGACGGTGGTATCAATATCGTAACAATCAAATCAGGTGGTTCAAGTTTTTCATCAACCGGTTCTACTATTACTGATATACCGATACGAGGAGATGGTTCGGGTGGTGTTGTAACTGTAACTTTAACAGGTGATGCTATTTCTGCTGTAACAGTTACAAATATTGGTTCAGGATATACTTTTGCTTATATTACAGATGATGATATAAACGCAGGTACAAATTCAGACGGTACTGGTACAGGTGCTGAGTTAGACTGTATTATTGAGCCAAAAGGCGGACACGGAGAAAATGCTGTAAAAGAATTAGGTGGTTATTATATAATGTTAAATACTAACTTTGAAGCTGGCGAAACTTCAAATACAGGTGACTTTACAACTGCTAACGATTTTAGACGTGTATGTTTAATGAGAGATATTAATTCTGGTGGTTCTGCTGCTACAACAACTACACTAAGAGGTACAAAAGCAATTTTAGTAACTTCTCCTTCTGGCGACTTTACAGTTGATGAAGAAATTAATCAGGCAACTACAGGTGCTGTAGGTAAAGTTGTAGAATGGGATAGTTCTAACAATATTTTATATTATATACAAACAAGATTTAATGATGAAGGTGTTGATACTGATGGCGACTTAACTGCTTTTTCTGGCACAAATACAATTACTGGACAAAGTTCAGGTGTTACTGCTACACCTTCTAGTTCAACAACCACTGTAGATAACATTTCATTTACAAGTGGTTATAACTCTGGTGAGATTGATGCTGATAGTGGTGATGTCATTTATGTAGAAAACAGATCGCCAATTACAAGAGCTTCAGATCAAACAGAAAACGTTAAATTAATTATTGAGTTTTAAA